GCAACCAAATCTACGATTTGAGCCAAAATGTTACACAACTTGTCCTACAAGTTTTTAGGCTGTCGTTGTCGGTGGAAGGGCGAAGAAGATGGGAAGTGTTGTGCATGCATAACCGATACAGCTTCGTAGGGAGGTCTATAATTGACCGCTGGCGCTACGGGGGAATACTAATAGACTACCGTTATTAGCCTATAGACATGGCAAGAAATTCTACCATGTCGAAAATTGAACCGTCTGTGCTATCTATGCATTTTACGGTTCCAGCGGGTTCATCAACAATTGATCTTTCTCAATCTGCTTGTATTTTGAACCGCCGTTTTTATCGCCAAGGTTTGAGTTGGGCGGTTTCAGGAATTACTGTCCTCAAGAGCGGTGCTACAGAGACAGGTGCTGTCGGTATTTCGATTGCACGTTTGCCATCGACATGGTCGATGTCTAATTCTTGGACTAAATCATTTTCTCATTGGAATAGGCAACAAATGGATGCTATTGAGGAAGCGGGTGCTGAATCAGCTGTTGCCCGTTTCCGTGATTTTAAAATACACATGGACGTTAATCATGTGACTGCAGGTTTTGCAGCGAATCTTTTGCCTCGTGATTATAACGTGGTTGCTGCTATACCTGGAGAATGGGAATCTTCTCAAATAGTTATTCCTAATTATACTGCGGATGCTTCTGGAAGTCTTACACTTCCAAGGGAGTTTGCTTTACACGCAGTTGGTCCTGGCTATTCGTCGAATAGCCGAGGGATGATTCAAGGATACGCTGATTCAAGGTCATTCCCTCAAAGTCCGGACCCAGTATCTCCAGACATCGGTTCTCCGAATAACTGGATGCGAGATATGTTTGATGTCGGTAGCGAAAGTTCAGAAATATCTGATAATGCTACAGACAAGAATGATGATTTGCCTTATGTACAGGCAGATTATCCTGGTGGATTAGCTAACATGCCTGGTTTGCAGTTTGTTGACGGCGGGTATTTTAGTGCTGGAACACACTCGAACAAACTACATTTGCGAGGGGATACTTACCCTTGTGGTTTGATTCGACTTGATTCTGATCAAGAGGTTACAATTATTGTACATTTAGTACCAGGTTCTCATAAGGGTTATTTGTGTGAACCTATGCAGGAGATGTGAAGATTATGACACCTACTCCTGAAACTATCGCTACTGCTGAAACAGTCAAGGAGGCGGTTACTGCCGCATCCCTTCTCAACCATTTGAAAAATAATAGAATAGAGTATATTCTTGTTATGGGTTTACTCCACGTTATTGGCGTGAGTGATCGTCTCCTGGCACAACTCCATGGAGTGTGCTTCTGATGGCTTACAAGTATGGGAAGACATTCAAGAAAGACGGAAAGTTGGTTCGATACAGATACACGGATGGTGTGAAATCGACCAAGAAACTTGTTGTTGTCAACAAGAAAAAGACAAACAAAAGACGTAAGAAGTGAGTCTAATGGATTGTCCCTATTGTAGATCTAACCAAGTGCATTCTGCAGTGGTAGATCCAGAACCGCCTATTGTGGTTCATTACATCTGTGAACGGTGTTCCAAGGAGTGGGTCGAGTGAATGCAGAGATGTTTATTCCTATTTATGGGAATTATATGACGATAAAGTCTGTTTATGAGGAAGAAGGTTCTGAACGTCCATTTAGTCACCGAGCTGCGGAAGCGATTTCAGCGGGAGCAGTTAGTGGGATTATATTTGGCGCAGGTGTTACTCATATTCCTGGTAGGGCAAGTGTCGGAATTGTACGTGCACTTGTTGAAACACCTGTTGCTCCTTTAGCAGTGCCTGTTGCTTTGGCATTAGCTAACATTGCAGCTATTGAATCTGCACCAGAGGAAAAACAACGTGGACTCTGGATGATGTTCTTAAGTGCTTTAACTGGAACATTTGGCGGCGATTATAGCGGCTTAGTTTAATTACTACCTCGACTGCCATTTGGGCATGGAAGAGAAGTACCATACGGATTTAATCTTGATTATATCAGACAGCATGTCCCCATGCATTAACTGCGGCTACACATATTGTGGGTGTTGGCGATGAGTCATCACAAGAAAATTGTGATTGATGGTATTGAATACGGCCATTTCCGTATTACTAATGACGGTGTTGTTTTGTCAATTTGGATAAAACAACCGTGGGGTGAGGGGCAATTGTTCATCGCCGAAAACCCCATCGAGGAACAGAAATGAGAACGTGCAAAATGTGTGCTAAGAATTTGCTTAGCTGCACGTGTAGAATTGATTTTCAAATAAGAGCTGTGAAACAGCGACAAAAGAAAGCGAAGGAAGTGTTCGGATCATTATCCGCACATGTCTGGTGTAGATGTCCTCATGACACTGGCCTTCGTACTGGTTGTTGTGAACAAATACCAGGACAAACGCAAGTTTGCTTTTGCCAACCGCATGCAACCAAATCTACGATTTGAGCCAAAATGTTACACAACTTGTCCTACAAGTTTTTAGG